CGGTAAAGAATTCGTTTGCAATATTGTTTGGAACGAAAGCAAACTCATCAAGGAACACTAGGTTGAATGAACCACCACGAATAGCAGACGAGGAAGTAGAAGATGCAATGATCTTTGATTTGTTTTCTAGTTCAACAGTACCTTTATTCCAAGTTACCACACCCTGTTGCAACCAATCGGGTAAGTTTTCATATGCAAGTTGATACTTTGATAAAATATCTCTTGCGTTTTGTCCTTTGTTTGCAAGGATTGCAATGTTCTGTTGGTCTGTGAATAATGTCAACCATAACATATATGCAACAGTGGTGGTAGTTTTACCAACCTGACGAGGACATTTAGTGATAACAAAACGATTGTCTTTAAAGATACGTAACATATCCTTCTGGAATTCCCACATTTTAAACTTCACTAGACCTTCATCCACGTTAATGATATGAATGTAGTTCATTGCAAAGTAAACAGGATCACGAGCACATTTTGCGTACTCTTCTAACTGGTGTTGGGTGTATGAAGATTTTGCTCCTGCTTTTTTAAGGAGGGGATTATCTCTATATGAATCTTCAGCTCTTAACGCCATCTGTTTCACCTTTTAATAACTTATTCAATTCTGCTGGTGTTCCAACAAATACCGCTTTATCAATATTGGTAACACCACCCTTCTTTTCGTTTGGGTCCATGTTACGCATTTGCTTTTGAACTGCTAGTAGTTCTTTATTAGCATCTACTACATTCTTTAATAAAGAACCATACACTTCAAAAGCACGTGGATGTTGGCCTTCCTTGGCAATTTGCAGGATTTCCTCCATGGCCTCCTTTCCTTGATCTATGATATCTTGGAGATTATCTCTCGTTTGTTCGTAGGCATCATTTAGATCCTGAGTCAAGTCGGGACCAGATACGGGGGGTAATGTTTTTTGTACTACTGGTAGATCTTTTGGAGTTTCAACGAATGGTGCCACATCAAAGATTTCTTCCATACTTTTATCAAATTTTGACATACTATTTCCTTATTACAAAGTCCTCTATAATGATCCAAACGGATTAGATGTTGAATTGTCTATAATTGGAACAGATTCATCATTAATTAATTGGTTGTCATAAACTTCATTTTTGATAGTAACATTAAGTGGATCAAATGTTATCAAATTATAATGAGCATTACTCGTTAGTCCGATGATTGTTTGGTTATCTACAAATTCACCGGATATATTTGAAACTGATAATGTATTTGCTAGTGGTAACCAAGATTGGACTGTAGCAATAGTTGTGGCATTAGCATATGTATTATCTAATGATTGATATACCAATTCTTGCATACTATAATCACCAGTTCCTGTAATTGCATCAACATCCAAATTTATTGTATAAGCATTGTTAGTAACAACATCATCAATATCGGGAATACCAGTATCAATAACTTCTTGTGAGTATTTAAATTTCTCCATTTCTAATTCATAGAAATATGGTACTTTTCTACCCAACATAAAGAAGTCTTTATTTTTGTTGGTAAATTTGATTTCATATAATTCACCAGTACCATTCAAGAACGGTACATAAATCAAATCGCCTTCTCTTGGTCTGGTGTATGTATTCTGTGGGACTCTTTGAGAGAAAGTTCTTTTTGATAGAATAACGGATATCTGATTTTTGATTTCCAATCCAAACTTACTGAAAAACTCTTTCTCTCCACCATAGTCCATGATGTTGCTTGGATAAATTTCAAGTGGGAACGCTGTGGTAAATTTCTTTAATGGATCTTCACCATAGAGCAAATCCCTTGCCTGATCATTATCATTGGGCAAGTAATATACATCTGTGCCCATTATCTTTATGGACTCTACTATTAGATCTTCTACAAGACGTTGTTCTTGTATTGACCCGTAGTTATTGAAGTAATGGTTGGTACTAATTTGACACCCCCATTTCCTTTCTTTCTTTCCACCAAAGTTTCATTCTTTCTTTATGCAATCTTTGTCTTTCTGGATTATTTTTATAATTTTCTGAACTTACTTTTCCAGCAATAGATGCTAATTTTTTAGTGTCGTTATTATTTTTTCTAGATTCACTCATTTTCTTTTTAGAATCTTCTGAATGTTGTTTCCCCAACATAGGTTTTTGGTGTTTATGATTAATACTCATTTTTAATTTTGTTTCATCATTGTGAGTTTTCCCCAACATTACTGCTTGTCCACCTAATGTTTGGTTGTAACCAAAACAATCTTCAAATCCGACAAAAGTTCTATATTCATTTATAAAATAATTTTCCATTTCATTTAAACAATAATCTTTATAGCAAGAAGAGAATAATTCTATTATAATAAAATTATTATCACCATATTTTCTTATTGCTTTATGTAAAAGATGATTATATCCATTAGAATTTTTGTTGTGAGATTCATATAGATGTTCTTTAAATCTTTCTTCTATTTTCTTCCTAGTAAAACCAATATATGATTTGTTATTAATTTTATTGGTTATTCTATAAATTGTGTATTTCATATTAGTTCATGAAGAATTCTAGAACACCACCATGTTGAGACTCCATATCAGCTTCGAGTCTTCTGATTTCTTCAACAGCCTCGTCAAAGGTTTCTTTACCATTTAGTGTGATACCACCAGGTAATTGAATACCACCAAACTTTTTCATATTAGAACCCCAAGTTCTTTTTATGAGTGCTGTAGCATATTCCTTTAACCATCTATCGTTATATACCCAAGGATATGCATCTGGATTCAAAGTAGCATAACATTCAGCAACAACAATTGTTCCTGCTGGAGCTTCCTGAGATCCCCATGCCCAATCAATATAGAGTTTCTTCATATGCCTGTTAAACCGAATAGGAACCTCACCAGTGAACATAATCTCTAGTGATCGTAAGTGTTGTTGTGTGAGTGTATAGTTGATGTATGAGGCAGAGGTGAAGTCGTAGAGTTCATTTAAACGCAGTTGGTATCTCAAGTCAAACATGTTGATGGTTGCTTGTGAATCCATGATAGGGAATATACGGGTAACACCTATAATGTCCACGTTGTTACCATGATCATCTACAGCAACATTTGGACTTAAATCTAAATATCTATTAGTTAAATCTTGTGCTGTTAATGAGCGAACATAATAGATTTTCTGTGTACCATCAGCATGTCTATCCGCAAAGTATTGAATAGCATCGGTAATTCTATCTTCAACTTGATCATCATCCACGTTAATTTCTATAACGGGAAAACCAAGTCTACGTAAACAATATGTTTTAAAATCTGTTCTGTTAATTATTGCAGTCATGTATATCTCCTATGTACCTATATTTATATAATACATAGTAAAAAGAATGGGGAAGATTAACTTCCCCACCGATTATCAAACAGGACGAGAATTCTTTTCCATCTCTTTTAGTTGATCTTCACCCTGCTTTTTCAATTTATCAATCAAACTAGCAGACTCCAAGTATCTTAGATTTGCCAAACCATTCAAAATGGTTTCTGCTTCTTCTGTAGTTACTTTAAAATTCAATTCAATTACGTCAATTCTCATAGTTTATCTCAAAAAATTAATTAGATAGATGATTTTTCTGATGCATCACTTGAAGAAACAGAAGCATTGGGATCAGTGATTGGAATTAACCAATCAATCTGACAATCTAATTCGTGTGTTACTGCAAAAATAATTTGACCGTTATAATTAATAACATGCCCATTTTCAAGTGTTAATGTTGCACATTTTTCAATAGCCTGTTCGATTGGAAATCCAACAACTTGAAAGAATGAAGTGTGTGCAGGAAACATTGCCGATAATTCATTAAACATTTTTTTCTTACCTCGTTTATTAAAAATTAATTCCAGAACTGAATTGGAACTTGTTTTGGTGCTGCTACGTCATAGAAACCATTAGAGCCAATCTTGAAATCTCCAGTTTTGAATTTAGAGATCATTCCATTCATATTTATCATAACTGAACTGTAGTCAACCGTCTTGAAGAATTTCAGTTTATCTACCTTACCAGGTTGTGCTACAAATTCAACACCATTCAAAGAAACAACTTGTTTGTATTTATTAATATATCCGAGTGTATTTTTTGGTGATATAAAGTCACCAGTTTTGAATTTAAATCCAAACACTTTACCTAATGTGGTAGAAGGTGATATAAAGTCACCAGTTTTAAACTTAAATC